CGGGGCTACCGCAGCCTTCGCAGCGCCCTTGTCGTCCTTGACGGGTACCCACTCACTGGATGCCAAAAGCCTCTTAGCATCCTCGGCGGACACGTCCGCGCATCCATCGTCACTGATTTTGTACAGTGTTCCGTTGCACAGAATCTGCTTGCCCCACAAGTGGCCCAACTTGGTCAATAGTTTCATCTCGTACCTCGCTCTCCGCTTCAACGTGAATGGTAACGGTCCCTCCCCGCATTTGCGGTGCGAGAAGGGTCCGGTTGTCCGCTCTACGACTGCGTTGCTGTCTTGACCATCGCGTACATCAACTTCGCGCCATCGTAGGTCGCGCTGGTGCTGTTGATGCCACTGGTGCCCTCTCCGGTGGCTATCGCGTCCGGGGTGTTCTTCGTCCCGTTCACGTAGACGTGCAGCACCTCTCCCGCGTTCTCGATGTCGTTCGGGAGGCCGATCACGTCGCCGACGCCCACGGTTATCATGTCCGTCGCAGGAGCGTCTGCTCCGGATGTCCCGGACACGACGATCGAGTCGACCTTGGCGAAGATCTTGGTGCCAACGAATGACTTGCCGACGCCTAATGCGATTTCCATCACCTCGACCACCGGACGCCCCTGGATGTCCCGGCCACGCATTGTGACCACGGATGTCACCGAGTCGTCGGCATCGGTCAGCACCGCCGTGAGATTCCGGGGGCAGTCGGGCTGGGCCGCTATGGCCATGGCCCCGTCCGCGATCAGGACCGTCGTGACGATCCGATCCACATCGGCCAGAATAGGGGCGCCCAGGAATACGGAGTTTGCACCGCCGATTACCTTGGCGATCCTGGCTTCTTCTCTTTCACTGATGGTAGTTTCCACAAGCTTCTCCTCTCAGGTTTCTTGACAGACAGAGTACAGCACAGGACCCGCTTTTGGCAAGCCCTGTGCTGTGCGCTTTCGGTTTTCGGGACTAGGCGCTGAACAATTCAGCGATAATCTTCTTGGTTTCTTCGGGGAATGTCTGGACCAGCCGGTGTAAAAGCTGCCGTTCCATCTCGCGGTGATGCTTGGCGCACAAGGTAATGAGGTTCTCCAGGGAATGCTCGCCCCCGACGGATGTGGGAATCTTGTGGTGTGCGTGCGTGCCATTGCCTTTATGCAGCTTTGTACACCCGGGAAACTGGCAGGTATAGTCATCCCGCTCGCGGGCCTTGCGTTTCCAGTAATGGCTATTACCGCCTTCCCATGCTGGATTTCGTTCACCGGCGGCCCAGTGTTTATGCTGGCAAGATCGTGAACAAAAAAACTTGGTCTCGGCGTGACAAGGCGTGACCCGTATCGGTTTGCCGCAATTACGGCACGGACGCTCGAACACTTCAGTCTTACGCCCATTCCCATGCACAGCAGTCCGACACTTCCGGCTACAGAAAACCTGCTTCCGTATCTGATAGGCCGTAACCGCTCTGAATGTCTTGCCGCAGTATTCACAAACCTTGTCCCTTGGGAACAACTTTTTCTTCGGGGCCATGATATACCTTCCGGTAGAAGTTTACCCGCTACCGGAAAGCATACCACACTTGCATCCGCTAGGTCAACTCCGGTTACGGAGCGCCTACGTAACCGGCGGCTCTGCCAACGTTTCTGACGAGCACGACCTTACCACCGGCATAGAGCACGGGAACACCGTATAATAGCTGCATCCAGCGGATACTGCTATCGATCGTCCCGAGCGAGATCTTGATCATCGGCGCCAGTTGCTTGAAGCTCATCGCTTCGAGATTCTGCTGGAAGCAGAACACGCTACTCGTGTTCGGCAGGTTAGCGTTGTAGTCGTGGAGGGTCTGGGCACCGGCCCCGGCCGCATTGGCCGTGCGCAAGATCAACTTCTCCGATCCATCGGCGCCATTGACGGCCGATCTGTAGATCTCGTAGAAATCGACCTCGGTCGCGCCACCAGGCGTCATCGCCCAGGTGATCTCGTCTCCGGCGATCACGGCGGCGATAGCGGCACCGCCACCCACGTCGACCGGGATGCTCTTCCCGTAGCGATTGACGGCCACGACCTTGAGCCAGTAGCTACCCACATCATCGGCCCCAAACTGACTGAGGGCCGCCGGCGGGGTGGTCGCGGCGGTCGAGACGATGGGCGTCCCGGGCCGGGTAGCCGCTTTGCCAACGGCCGCAGCGTTTGGCCCGCGGAGTCCCTGATCGATGAACGTGTCAGGCTGGAACCGCACGTCCCCGCTGGAAGAGGTGAATCCTTTGATGTCCAAGCCGACGAAATCCCCGACCTTCTGGAACGTGTCGTGACGCTCCTTGGGGAAAAAGGTCTTCGTCAAGTCCGCCTGGACCTTCGGATTCATGTACACGTCGGTGATCTGCCCGTAGTTAGGGGCGTCGCTGGCCGTCAAACAGATGTCGGTCAGAACGTCTTCGGACAGCGGGAGACCCCGACGGTCGATGATGTTCGTGGCCGGGCAGTTGTCCAGCATGAGCCGCTCGAACCCGTCGAACTGCAGGGACTGGAGGTTGTGATCGGCGTAGAACAGCCCACGCTCCAAGATCTTGAGCAAGTGCATGGTTCCGTTCACGGTTTCTTGGGCAATCACGTTGCCATGCGCCGGTTTGACCATGCTCATCACATGGCTGACCCGCCTGGTCGTCCCGAGGTACTTCACGATCGCGACCTGCCGTTCGTAGGTGCTGTCGTCCTCGTTCGGAAGATCGCCCTCGCTGATCCAGCCGGCGTCTGGGTTGGCGCCATAGCTGGAGATGATATTCACTTCTTCGACCGTGTTGTAAGCGGGGAGCTTCGGAATGTTTCTCCAGAAGCGTACCGCCGACATTTTGTAGGTGGTGTTACGGAGCGTCTGCTCTAAACTCTCGACTCTTAGGGCGAATCCGTCTCCGGCCGTTACTGCGGCGGGGATGTCCTGAGACTGCCCGGCCAACAGCGCCTTGTTCAGATCGTTCACGTCTTGCTGCGTGGCCGATCCGAATCCCTCGACTCCCTCGTAGTCCTTCCAACTGACCATATTGTCTACGCCAAACATCTCAGTCCTCCTCACTTTCCCTTTCGGGTGTGGTTATTTGATGTATCGTTCATAGGTCCTATCCTAATGGACCGTTTGTCCGCTCAAATGAGCCTTGACCTGCCCGAGCAGCTTCGGATGGATGGTGCCGAGTTGTTCGAACTTCGAGGCTGCGAGATTCAGGTCGATACCGTCCTCGGTGACCCCGCTGTGCCCCGCGTCGACTGATTTGCGCAGCATGTCTCCCATCGCGTCCAGGATGGCTCCCTTGGTCAGGTCCTCGCCGGCCTCATTGCCCGCGAAACCCTTCTCCAGCGGCTGTGCGGCGGACCGCATGGCCTTCGGTTGACGCGCCGGCTGCTCTTCGATCACGCCCAAGCGCTCGGCCATGCCCTTGGCCAGGCGACCCGTCTCCGAGACGGCCTTGGCCAGGATCAGGTTGAACTGGTGCTGGCGATTCTCGCCCTTCTCGATGTAGTCGGCGAGGATCCCGAGGCTCTTGGTCAACTCGCCGTGTTGTTCTTGAAGGTATTCCGACACGTCGAGCGCCTTGGTCAACTCTTCATTGCCCGCGAAGCCCTTGACCACTTCGTCGGCCAACGACTCTTCCGCGGCTGGCTCGCCGCCGAGTAGCTGGTAGAGTTCGTCCTGTTCCGACTTGTCCAGGTCCCCCTCTTGCGCCTTTTTCAGAAGAGTATCCTTCCGGCTGACGCTATCGCCTTCGGCGGCCGCGGCCTCGAGTTGCGTCAGGGACTTCTCCAGATCGTCCTCGGACAGGCTTTCCGACTTTTCGTTGTCCTCTCCGGCCTCGTCCTCTCCCTCGCCGGCCTCGTCTTCCTCGATCTCTTCGTCTTTCTTCTTCTTATTTAGATCCTTGCCTTTCATCTCTCTTCTCCTTTCAAGGGGGGGTGTTGGCTAGCCAGCAACCTTCTTGAGTCGCATGGTCAACCTGATAAACCTTTCAATCTGGCCATCTGTAGCCGCTGGAAGACGTTCGCGTACCCATTCGCGAGCCTTATCCATAGACAACTGGTTGCTCTTTTTCTTCTTTTTCTTGTTCTTGTCGATCTTCTCGTCGTGTTCCAGCGACTGGCCTGTGAGCACTTGTCCGGCGCCATCGCCTGTCTGCGGGCCAGCCGGTGGGTTGATGCCCGTGGCTTCGCCCATGGTCAACGCCTTATCCAGATCACTCGGATCGGACCCTTCGACTGCCCGTAGGCTTTTGACTAGGATCTCCATCCGAGCCTCGCCGTTCACCGGACAATTGGTTATCGCGACGTTCCTGACCTTGGCCTTGGCCACTACCTTGGCGCCAGACTTGTTCATGCCCGCTCGCTTGATAATCTTGCCCTCTACGGAGAAACCGAGCCGGCGCTTGGTTTTGGCCAGCGCTTTCCCGAGGTCCCAGATGCGATCGGCCGGCGGATGGCCCTCCAGGAGATACCCCTCAACCCAGTGTCCGGCTGCTTTGGCTATTCGGCCGTCCGGGAGAGTCTCCCCTTTGGAGAACATGCGCTCTTCCTCGGGGTAGCCTAGTATTCCGTCGGTCGCCTTGGAGTGATTGTCGTTGAACCAGCCGTCTGAAAGAAAGTCGGAAAAGTCCAGGCCTCGGGCCAGCACACTCTCTTGCTGTCGATCATCGTTCTCGGCACTGGCGATACCTCCGATCCTGCGCCTCCGGCCCTCTGGCGCTCCGGCTTTCTCGAAGACGCTCATCGGGATATCGAAGTCGAATGGAAGCGATTCAAACCGTGCCATACTGTCTATCTCCGTCCAGAAACAAAAGAAGGGACAAGCGCACCGCGCCTGCCCCTACCGGCCATCACTGACCTTACCGGGCCTACCGCAACAATTGGCTTAGGCTACCGTTATACGTTTTTCGAGTCAAGACTTGTTGGGGATGATGTACTGTTCTCCCTTGACGGACAGTCCTTTTCTCAGTTCTAGGGGTATCTCTATTGGCTCACCACACCAGTAACAGCGTGCCCAGCATACGCCGTCGGCACCGAAGACAATCGGCCCACGGGTCCGTACCCTGACCCTGCTCCCTGATTTTTGGAGCAAATGATTGTGGCACGCTGGGCACCTCACTGTGGATCGTCCTTTTCCTTGATCTCCACGGTGTTCAGGGGCCTGGCCACGTTGCGAGACACTTCGGTGAGCAGGTAGTGCATCCGCTGCTCATGCCCTTCTCGGGCCGCCACTTGAGCCTCAATTACGTCCTTTGGGATCTCGATCGGTCTGACTACGCGCTTCAGCGGCTCCCGGATGCTATACGCCTCCCGGTCCACCTTGAGAGGATTCTCCATGTCAAAATCATGGTAAAAGTCGTCAAGCAGATCGCGCATGGTCGGGGCGGTCCCACTTTCGGCCAAACTCGGGGGTACGGGGCGACGGGGGATGTAGCCCATGATATAGTTCGGGCCGGTGCCGTACTGCGAGGGGCTGCGGCCGGCCGCCCGCCCCGTGACCGCTCCGACTTCTGC